ACCTGTAAGGGCCGACTGGATGGCTGGCAATTTGACGGTCATGCCTTCCCACCCAAGCGCCGCACAGAGCGATCTATGGCCTTCGCAAGTTCGTCACGAATCAACGCTGGCAGCGCGCCTTTGTTTTCCTCGAATGCAGGACGCATGAAGGGATAGGCAGGCTGGTGCGACGTGCCGAACTCAAGAAAGCTTCCATAAAACAGCGGGCCATAGAAGTTGTATTCAAGGCCGATCTTTCCTTGACGAACATTTCGCGAGTTCGATTTATAGCCTCGCGCCTTCGCGCGAACGGTGACCTTGACGCCCATCTGTCCCGATGGCGGCTTTCGATCCGTAGTGACAATGATGTTCTCGGCCAATGTGCCAGTCTTGCGGTGCACGCGAGCTTTTGCTGTCGCCTGCACGACCTTTCCTGCCTTACCTAGCGCATAGCGCACGGGACTGGCTGCAGCCTTCGGCCCATATTCTTCGCCGAGCGAGCGCAGTTGCGCTTCTAGTTCGCGCAAGCCAGTGACTTGAACGATCTCAACCACGAGCGAAACACCTAAGGTCGGAATCCGGCGTCTTATTGACGATCTCGAATCCCTCTTTCTTCATAAGGTGGCCTAGCGCGGATAGCTGCTTCTCGAAAACCTTGAAACGATTGTCCTGTGTCGTCCGCAAGGTTCCGCCGTGTCGTCCGAAGTAGTGATAGCCGTTACGGTTGTGGTTCTCATAGCCATAGAGCTCGATGCGTTTCGGCCCATCCATTTCAGCAGCGAGCCGGCGCGCCACTTCCAATGCGAGCACTCCTGAACTTGATCCGGTACATACCGAATTACCGAGCACGCGCTCGACACCGGCGATTTCGTTTGAGCTGAACTTTCTTCCGGCGAAATCTTTAGCGTCAGGGTTTGCACGCCACCATGCAAAATCCTGCGCTGCCAGCGCATGAGCCCATGGCGCTAAACGAAATGCGTCGTTCACGACGACGACAAGATCGAAAAGAGCGCATGAGATCGCTACGGCCTGAGACATGCTCGGGCCGGTGGCGAGGATTGCGCACTTCATGCTGCTTTCTTGAGATTCGCTCGCGCCGCTTCGTGCCAGATTTCGTCGTGCTCAGCGCCAGCCCATCCGGCCGTAAATGGTCCGCCGAGCGTAAAATGCGCAATGCGCGGTCTCTCCGGTTTCGGCGAGCAGCCAACTAGCCAATTCCAATCAGGCGATAGTTCACCAATCTCAGAATCGGCCAGCCAATAGAAGCTGTGCAGATCGCGCCCCGGCCGCTCATTGATGTCCTGCAGCGACAGGCGCCGGTTAGCAGGATGGTCGCAGTTGTAGAGGCAAACGCTGCTTTCGTTTTTATGCGGATAAAGCGTCTGTTCTTGTGAATCCATCTTGAGGCCAGACTTATGGCCATTGCCGTGCTTCACGACCTGCACGGCCTTCGTGGCGTCGGCCTCAATGAGCATCTTCCGGGGGTCATCTAGGAACACGACATCGCAGTCCACGAACAGCGCGTATCCCGTCTGCGCTAGGATCGGCGTCAGGAAGCGCGAAATCGCAAAATCTGTCGAGCACGGAGCATTGCTCGGCAAGTCCCAGATGCGGCCCCTGCGGTCCTGTGCGCGGCGCAGGAGCCCGTTTGCCGCGAGCTGTTCGGCATCAAGCGGCGTAGGATCAATGTCCCAGAACCGGCGAAGCGAGCGGCAGGCTACGTCGTAGGCGATCTTCTCGCGCTCGTCGAAACCCATGAAGACGCGCATGGCTAGTCTTTGGCTGCGATCCGAACTGAACCATGCAACGTTTCGCGAAGCACAGCATCTCGCGCTTCGTTGATGATCGGATTGCCTTCGGCGTCGTTCTTCAAGCGGACGATGACGCCTTCTTCTTCATCGGCCATGACCGCCTTCTCGATTCGATCCCCGTTCAAGAATACGTCAACCTTTCCGCCGAACACATGACGCCAGTTCGAATAACCGATGTCGCTCACGTCGCAACTGACTCTCACGGCTCGATCACCTCCACTAGCAAAAGAATGTGCGATAGAAGGCCATACCGGTTACGAACCACGCAATCGCATCTAGCACCTTCATGTTGCGCTCGTGACGACTGCGCTCAATTCGTTCCTCGCGACTAAGATCCATTCGGCTTCAGCGCCTCCACTCGCATGTCACGATTCGGCCGCGGCCCATGCGTCTGCGGCGGCAGCAGTTGCACGCTCTCGAATCCGGCGCTCTCGACAAGCCTTCGGATCGTATTTGGTGTGTATCCGAATGGATGCAGCATGTATGGGTCTTTGTGCGAGCCGTCGCCGTAGAACGGAAACTGCCACATTTGGACGTCCATGCCTGCCAGCAGATTGCGCGCAGCAGCTTCGATGTTCGGAAGTTCCAAGATCAGCTTGCCGCCGCGCTTTAGCAGTCGCTTCCACTCCTGCATGACGAATGGCGCTTCGTATTCGCGGAAGTGCTCCACGACATGCGCGGCCATCAGCACATCGGCGTATTCATCAGGGAGCGGCGTCTGCTCGACGATAGAGCCGTCCGCGTTAAACGTGAGTGCGTGAAGAACCTCCGGCGCTCGCGGCGCCTTGGAGTTCACCACCGCGTCTACGTTCGTCCACCCTTCCAGAATCCGACGCCCACACCCGTAGTTGACGCAAATCACGCCGCTTTCTTCCGGTAGATCGTCGAATGCGCTTCGGCCGCAGGCGGATCGCGCGTGTAGAAGTAGAGCGCCAGCGAGCGGCGCTGCACATCTTCAGGACATGCGAGTAATTCGGGGTGACCGTGCCAGCTTTGATCGTTCGTTTCGAAGATCACGCAGCGTCCGCCGATTGGTGCAATGCGCTTCGATCCTTCGCCGAAACCTAGCTGCAAATGACCATTCCATGCATCGCTCCAGCGCTCGTTGAGGTAGATCAGCACGTTAACGCGCCGATGCCAGCCTTTCGGGTGCTGGTTGAAATCGACGTGCATCTTGAGGAAGCCGCCGCGCGGGATGCAGTGCAATCCTGCTCCGAACAATTCCGGATCGGCGAATAACCCGCTGATGCCGGTCACTTCCTCGACCTTGCCAATGTCGATTGAACGCGAGATGCGATCGGCCTCTGGCGGCAATCTACTGGTGCTCCATTTGCGATTGAACTTGCCCTCTTCTTTTGTCCACTGCTCGGGCCATTCAGCATTGAGCGCTTCGATCTGACCGTGCGTCAGAAAGCCGTCAATCACCGCATGCGGAAACGGGCTCTCGAATCGTTGCAAGCGCTCCCAGCATCCAAGGCCAGAATCGGCCGTCACGACATTCGACAGGGGACCATTGCCACCATGCGAGTCGCTGGAGAAAGTCGAGCCGTTCGGCATAGCTAGGTTGCTGCTCCCAATGCCTCAGTGATTTCGGATAGATCGAAGCTGCGGCGCCGTCGTCACAAACGACAGGGACGCCAACGCGGCATGCATCTACCGCGACGTTGCTGTGACGACAAACTACCAGCGAGACGCGCTGCAGAACGTCCTCAATTCCACCGTTCGCGATTCCGTCATGATCGATGCCAGGTTCCAGCGGCCGCTTCGGTTTCGGCCGATACAAAATCTTGCGGCCGGGAAACAGTCTGCGAATCTCTCGAGACTTCGCCGCAGTCCAGCCACCAGCAAACGTCGCCACGGACTTAGGGCCGTTCCCGACTATCAGGATCGGGCCGTTCGGATAGATGCGATCGGCATTGCACTGAATGCCTGCGCTCGAAAGTCGTTCGACGCCGGCACATGGAACCTGCGCGACCGTCTTCGGGCAATGGAACCCATTGACAGAAACACGGTAGCTCCGGCGATCCGGCGCGAGTTTCCTATTCCAGTACCCCGCGTCGAACGCGATCAGGCGTCCGCAGTCTGCGAAGCCGATGCGCTCAGGCGCGCCGAGGCCGTAGAGTGCGATCCAAGCGTCTTCGCGTAGCGCGCCGTCCGTGACTAAGCGAGCGTCCAATCCATTCCGGACTGCGCCCTCATACACATACTTCAGCAGCAATTGCCCCTTCCAAGGCGTCCGTGGCGTGCTTAGGACGTCTATCTTCACAGCGTCTCGAGGAAGGCCCTCAGATCCTTGGCGGCGGCGTCTACGGTGTAGGCGGCTTGCACGAAACGATCACTTACCTGCTCGCGTGCGCTCTGAGATTCGAGCCAGTCGAAGCTCGTTGCAAGTTCCTTTGCCGAGTCTGCCCAGTATTCGGCTCCGCTTGCCATTTCGAGATAGCCGTTCTCTCTGGCCCCCACGAAAGGCGTTCCAGAGCCGTGGGCGTTCGTCATTTTTATTGCACTTTTCCATCGCCGAGAGGCGTAGCCGTCCCATGCTCCGCCGCGAAAGGCGACGACGACATCGACGTCAGCTAGCGCAGGCGGGTTGACGACGAATCGCCAGCCGCGGCGCGTGCATTCCGCATGCAGTAGCGGCTCCCACTGCGCTAGGTAGCTTGGCCGCCCCTCATAGCCGACCGTCCGAATCTGCTCGCGCACGGCGTTTCTCGCGATGCCCGGCCGGCAGTGATGCGGGAGAACCATTCCTGGTAATCCGGTATCGCAATCGCTGCGCATCGTGGCGTTCGGCCAGATCACCGCATTCGGCTTAAGGTCGCGAAGCCTGCCCTGCACCCAGCTAATCGCCTCTGCGCGGCCCCATGCGGCCGACTCGGGCTGCGGGTAGCAATCCACGATGTCGTAGACCCAGCGCGTTCCTGACTCGCGCAGCGCGCGCAGGACAGGCTCTGGCGTGCGCTTGACGACGATCGCTAGATCGGCGCCCAGAAGATCGTCTGCGGTCGCCAGCGGCTTTACCGTTGCGCCTATGGCTTGCCCTAATTGGACCCCGCGGACGACCCAGCTACCTGTCGAGCCGCCTTTGCCGGTAAATAGAAGCTTCATATGACGTGGCCGGTGCTGATCTCCGGCTTTGCGGCGATAGGCGTGCTGTAACGCCTCGTTTTACATTCAGGGCCGGAGACCACCGGCCGGGATTCGAACCCGGATATACGGACGGACTGGTTACCGCCGCTGCCTATCCATACAGCCACTCGGCAGCCGCTATCCCTGACTCTCGCTCGCATGATTAGCGCGTCAGCATCGCGCGAGCACGTCATTCGAATCATACCTTATGGCCGAACGCGCAAATCTCAGTGCGCGGATGGAACGGATAGCGAATCTCGCCGATGTGTAAGCGACCGGCCTTCTTTTCCTTCGTCAGACGCCAGCCTGCGTTATGCATCGCGTCCCATTCGATCCTTGAGAACATCGAACGCACGCCTTCCTGCGTGAAGCGGAAGTAATCCGAAGAGTACGGGTGATAGTCCCAAACGAATGGAACCGTCAGGAACAGCGTCGCGCCTTCGTTCATTACGCGCTCGATGTTCTGCGCGATCAACCAAGGGCGCGGCGAATGCTCCAAGACGCTCATGCACTCGACATGGTCGAAGGTGCCGAGGTCGGCAGGCATCTCGCATTCCATGTTCAGAACTCGATCGACGCCTCGTCCGGATTCAAGATCGATGCCGACCACGTCCGCATATAGCGAGCGCCTGTCGATCTTCGCATCGCCGTAGAGGTGCGAGCCGATGATTAGCGTCCGCCCAGCTTTTGGTTTTACGTGCCGCGCCTCAAACTGCTCAAGCGAGGAGACGCGCGAAGGCATATCCAGATGCAAAGTCATCGAGGGTCCATTGAGCCCAAGCGATTCGTCGGAACATCGCTAGGCGGCCTTCGTCGGTATTGTTCTGCTGCGCAATCCAATCAGGCATGTGCGACTCGACGCGAATGCCCCAGAGAAGCGCCTTTACTGCGGCGCCGCTACCCCATGTAATGCAGCGTCCAGTTCGCACAAGGTCGTCTCGTAGGCTTCCGCGTTGTGTCTCTCCAGCTCGGCCCGGATGCGCTCTGACTCTGACATGAGCTGATCCAGCCGCAGACGATCTTGCTCGCTCAAGCCAATTTCTAGGCATGCGTCGGCAGGCCGGCCCGATCCCGCGGGAGGGGAGGATGACGGTTTCTGGGTATTCGCTTTCGCTGCGCCAAGGCTCGAGATCAACGCCAAGCCTGTCCCAACGCTCGCTGCCGCCTTCAGGAAATGTCTTCGCAACATTGTGGAAGCCTCGACAACAGGTGTACCAATGTTTGCCGGCGAACGAATTCCCCCAGCTTGAGTTTTCCATCACGAGCACCGGGAGCCCGCGCGATTCGAAAACTCGCGCGCACTCATCTGCTCGATGAATACGGTTCCATGAAAGCATTAGCGACCCGGCTGGGGGGTTGTCTGTCAATCCATCAACCGGCTTGAAGCCGGCGCGCCGTAGTCCTTCGAGGACTACGGCGCGCCGTTCTTCAGGTGTATAGCGCAATGAAACGTATGCCTGCCTCACACCGCCTCATCTGGCCATTCCGACATCAGCGGCCCTTAACCTTGCGAGATGCCGGTCTTCGCCGGAATCGTCATCCACTCAAGGCCTGTTTCAGGATCGCGGATCGGCGCGGAAAGATCGTAGACAGCCAGATCAACGCCGCCGCGCACGAGCACCGCTCGCATACTCGCCTTCACGTCCGAGCGATATCGCATCACGATCATCGTGTCTATTGGCGACTGCACCTGAGCCGCTAGCGATAATTCCCGCGAACTCGATGGCCGAACGTTCGCCCAGAACGTGCCAATCGCTTCCCACTCGAAATCCGTCTCGCCTGACGAATTGGTGACCGAAACCTTCTGCTCGATCCGGATGCGCTGGCGTAGCGTTCCGGTTGCTACGTTGGACATCAGACTACCGTTGGCTTGCGAAGTCCGCGCAAAAGAGACGTTGCGGCGGCACTAAGGACATAGCCATATTGACCATTATCCTGCGGCACAGCGTTTGTTCCTTCACCTTCGCGATACCGATACTGCGAAGAAAGCTCAACGAGCACAGCACCTTTTACCAATGGGCTCACGACCGGGCCTGAACTGTCTTCCTCGGGCACGGGTTCGCCGGCGCTATCGACGACAATACCGCCGTCAGCATCGCGCATCGGCACATAGAGTCGATCATCAGATTTCAGCCAGCTTCGCACCGCCTCGCTGACCGCTGGAATCCAGACGGCCAACCATGGTGCGTCTGGAGAACCATTGCTATCGCCTTCGTCGAGCCTGAGCTGCGCGATCGCCTCGGCTTGCGTGACAAGCTCAAGCGCCGGCATTGAGCTTCACCGGCTCAGGTGGCCCAAGGTCGCGGCCATTGCGCCCGTCAATGCCATCACGGCCCTTGCGCGCGAACAGGCGCCAATCGGCCTTGTTCTCAAGGCACGGCTTCGTGCTCGTATCCTTCAGCGCAATCCATGCATTCCCAGCGTGCGTGACGATGTCGGCCTTCTCGCAGGACATACCTTCACGCCAGTAGCCCTTGTCCATCGGGATTGGAAGGCGTTTCACAATATCGCCGCCGCGCCCGCGAATCGTAATGGTGCGCTCGCCGTCATAGTCGATTGTGCAATCCGAAAAATCGGCGCCGTCATTCCCTTTCTCACCATCTTTTCCGACGACGCGGCCAAGATTCACGGTGATTCCCTTCGTTGTCGTCAGGATAAGGCAGCCATCGCGATCTATGATCGCGCCAGCGATACCCACTCCATCTTCGCCATCTTCGCCCTTTTGCGGCGGATTCTCCTTCAGATGGGCAGCAACGGCCTTGACGACCTGCTCGTCAGTAACGCTTTGTCCGTCCTCGCCATCCTTGCCCGGCTCGCCGTTCTTGATTGGATGCTCGCGGATATATTCCGATACCGCCTCGGCGGCGCTCAGCTTCGCCAGCGTTTGGCATTCCTCGCTGGCCAGTAGCTCGCGCACGACATCTGCAATATCTATCGGCTCGGCATCATTCCCATCCTTGCCTGGCTCGCCATCCTTAGGCTTTGGCATTTCCTCGAAAGCCTTGCGTACGGCAATGTCGATAAGGGGAGCAACATCTTCGATGGTTACGCTGGTTCCATCTTTGCCGGGCTCGCCGTCCTTGCCTGGAATCGTTGAGCGCGATTCAATTTCTTCGATCCGCCTCAATAGAGGATTAGTGACCTCACGGACAATGGCGGCCATCGATTTGCCGAACTCGTTCGGATCAAGCATGCAAGGCCTCGCGCGTGGCTTCTAGCGCGCGTCGCTGCCATATTTCGGCGCGAAGGCTGCGCAGTTCTTCTTCTGCCGTGTCGTTGGGTGGCTCAGGCGCAGGCTCTGTAGCGCCCTGCATATTCGGGTCCCACTCCGCACGATCTGCGAGCATTCCGAGCGGATAATCCTGCTGCTGGCCCCAAAGCGTATCGCCGCCGCCTGTCTTTGAAAGATTGAAGCGAGCACGCGATTCGTTCGGCGTCTTGATCTTGCCGCCGACAAGCTTCGTCTCGAAATCGGCCTGTTTCGCCCAATCCATGCGAAGTAGCGGCTCAAGGTCTAGCTCGATGCCCAGAGGCTTTGAGATGGCGAGGCCGTCATCCAGCAAATATTCCATCGCTTCGATATGCGACTGGAGTGCCAGCGAGTAATACGTGTTGATGACATCATCGACTTTCAGGCCGGCCGGGATCTCGCCGACGCCAACGATGTATGGCGGGATGCCGAACGGCTGGCAAATCTGCCGATCGCTGTACTGCATCTGCTCGACGAGCTGTGAGTCGGCACCTTTCATCGCGAATGACGTGAACTTCATATCCGCGCCGACGACAGCGATTTTGCCGGCATTCTCGCCGGTATAGTTCGCGTCCCAATAGGCCTGAACGGCCTTCGCATCATCATCCGACATGCCGGCCGGCGCTGTCAGGATTCCACCGGGCTGCGCACTGTTGCCGAAGAACTGCGCGCTGCTTTGGAGAATCTTGAGATTCTTCACCGCCGGCCAATAGGCTGCGCACAGCGGCGGCACGCCAATCAGCGGGTGATGGATGCAGATGCAGCGATCATGAATGATCTCGGTCGCAGGAACCAGCAGGCGATCCGCCGGATAGCCTTCGGGCAGCGTGTTCAGGCGATCCGTTTGAAGCTGGTAATAGACGGCCCCAGTCTCAGTGACGTACGGCTGCACGCGACACGGGTCTAACACGTAGAGCTCTATGACGACGCCGCGGTTGTCGCGGCGCTTCAGCACATAGGTATTGCCCTGCGTCAGCTTAGAGACCTGCCACTGCTCGCGAAACTGCTGCGCCGTCTGGTAGCCGTTCGGCTTGCGAAGAACCGGCGAATAGGCCGGATTAGGCACTTCCTTCCAGATGCCGTTATCGTCAACCTGCTTCAGGCAGAACGGGAGCTTTCCAATGTCGGATGCAATGCGCATGACGCATGCATATAACGTCGGATAGCTGATGAGTTCGGCTTGCGTGACGGTGACGTTCTGTTGCCAAGCGCCGGCAAACGATTCGCCGATAATGCGAAACCAGCCGCGCTGAGGGACGGATGCGAGCGATTTCTTATTGCGCTCGATCGTCAAACCGAAGAGGCGCATTTCAGCTTTCGGCAACCATGTCGCGACGGCGATAGACGCGCTTGGGCTTGCCCGTGCGCGGTGAGATATCCGCGTCATCGGCAACGGCACTGAGCTTGCCTACTGCAATCAAGACCTTCGCGGTCTTATCCGGCAAGACGAACTCATCGCCAGGCTTGTGCTTGCCGAACTTCTTGTTGAGCGGGGTCACTTTCATGCGAACTCCGAAAAAGGAGGGGCCGGTCAAGGCCCCTCGGGAGTGTTGACGCGAAATCAGCAGCTGGTCGGGAAGCCGTCAATCCATTGGACGGCACCGCTGCGACGCAAGCCCCACCAGATGAAACGCTCGGCCCTCAGGGCAATCGAATTCGACTGCCACATATTGACCATGTTGACCGAGGCGGCGGTGGGAACGCCGGCGGCGCCAGTGGGCGCATCGGTCATTTCGATCGTTGCCTGTTCCGACGCATCGACCGTCACGCTTCCATCGTCGGCCAGATAGACTTCAGCCTCATCCACGAGGATGAAAGGCGCGCCGCCAGAGCCGCCGTTATTGGCGAGATAGTTCGACGCGCGAATCGGGACGCCCTTGTACGAGCCGCCTGTCGGCGTAACTCCGGGGAATGCCGGATTGCCCAATGCATCCGTCAGGAACGACAGGTAGCGCGCAACGGCCGGCGTCGTGTAATACGCCGGACGCATGCCGAGGTTCGTGCTATCCCATGGCGACCATAGCCGCAGAATTGCGCATCGGATGCCATCGATGTCGTCGGAATTGCCGGGGCCTGCCGTCGGCGCGACGCCGTTCAGAAGACCTGCGGGCGACACATTCGCAACAGCAGCCGCATCCGGATCGAAAAGATCGTTGTCGATCTTCGCGATGACGCAATCAGCGAGCGAATCACGGACAAGAGCCTCCGCGCTCGGATCGGAGAATCGCGCAAGCTCCTGCGTGATAACCGCGATGGCCGCAACCTTCGTGAACGGAATCGTCGTCGCCGTGAAATCGAACTTCGTGACCGGCTTGGCTTTTCCTTGGCCAACCCAGTTAGCGGAACCGCCGCTCGTCTGGCCGCCGATGCGGACATTGAACGGAACGGGGCGGAACTGAGCCTGCCCGATCAGCGTGCGCGGACGAAGGTATTCGATGAAATCGCCGCCGAAGTTCTGGGCATAGACCAAGGGACTGGCCCACGTGGAATCCGTCGTTGTGCCAGCGGGAACGCTCGAACGAAGCTTCATCAGCTCCTGAAGGTTCGCGCCTTCCGACTGAGCCTTCAGCGTCTGGACGATGCTCTCGGTCTGCGGGTAATACCGCTCGGCGAGCTTGAACGCCTTGGAGTGATCACCCTTGGCGTGCGTCAGGCACATGGCATAGCGCGCGAACGCGATGCCGGGCTCCAGCTTCTCGACGGTCTTCAGCGAGAAGTTCTGGCCCTGCAGCTGCGTCGGGTTGACCGGCTGCTGCGTGTTCGGCGGCGGATTGACCGGCGCGACCGTCGCCTTGTCGATCGCTTCCAGCTTCTTGGTGCGCGCGAGATCGACATCGATCGCCTTGATCTCGGTGTCCAGCCGGTCGAACTCTTCCGATTCCGCGGTATCCATCGTGCGGTCGGCATCGACCGCGCCCTGATGGATGGCTTTCATGCGCGTCTGCTTCTCGGCGCGCGTCGCCTCAAGCGAGGCGATATGCTCGGCATACGTTTTCACGTTGCTGGTTTCCAGATTTGGAATGCGTCGCGTCACCGCGATGCGATTGGCTGTCTCACGACAGTCGCGCGCAGCCCTACGGCTTCCTCAGCAAAGGGAAGCGATGCCTGCGTAAAAGTGCCGGGGATCTACGCCCCGGCTCGGATGCGCCCTCTACCGGGCAGGCGCTGTCTTCTCGACAGTGCTACTTCGTCAGCTTCACGGAGCCGACGCGATTTGAACGAATGAGTTTCACGGAGCCGTTGGCGGTCAAGGCGTCGGCGTTCCGGATGGAACGGATAATGTCCAGCGATACCGGCGTCATTGATTTGACCGCAGTGATGACTGCCTCAGGAAGCGCCGGCACGGATACGATGCTCAGCTCGTAAATCTCAACTTGCTGGAAGTCGATGCCGCCGTCTTCCTTGAAGGCGTATTTGATCGGTTTGAATCCGATGCTCACCGCGCGAATCACGCCGTAGGAAATCTCGCCCCACGCAGTATCGCAGCGGTTCTTGAACGGCCCCGGCTCGTCCACGACCGGAATTTCGGCCGAGAATTCAATGCCCTTTGATGTCGGCTTCTTGAACGTAGCAGACCCGATTGGCTCTTCATGATTGTGCTGATGCAACAGCACCAGCGGATTCTTGAATGTCGCGCCAAGCGAATTGATGTTATCGCCCATGCGGTCTGTGGCGGGAGTCGTGGCCCAGCCGGAAAAGGTTCGGCGGGCATTGTCTAGTGACCTCACCTCGAATAACGAATATGCGCGCTGCGACTCCATTACTTCTTCTCCGCTTTGAGCATGCGTTCAAGCCTCGCTGTCGCGCGCTTGCACCATTTACTATCGGGTTTCTTGCAGAGCTTCGCGACGAGCTTTCGCTGAGTCGCAATACAGAATTGGCAGGGCATTCAGCCGACCATAAACATCTTGATGGGCTCCCTCTTCGCAGGCATCGACTGCATCGATCCGAACGCGATGACGAGAGCTACCGCCGCGTCGATCTTATTCACCGACTTCGCCTTGGTGAGCCATCGATTTTCCCACTTGTCCTGCTCTGTGACTGCAGACATCAGGGCTGAGATGAGTACCGGATTCCGCCTGAGGCGGATGCGCTTCTCGATAAAAGCCTCTTCCAGAGCACGCAGGCTTGAGGGAAACCACAAACCTTCCGGCTCTTTGCCGGCACGTTTCGCCGCTGCCTCCATCTCCTTCGTCGGCTTGCCCTTCTTCGTGCCGCCCTGCGGGTGCTCGACGAAAGGTAGCGACAATTTCAGATCGGCGGCGTCTTCCTCGAAGCGTTTGAATGCGTAGCGGTCGTAGCCGACGATCGCGATGTCGTAGTCCTGGTCGTATTCGACCAGCGTCTGTGCAACATGGCGGAAGCTGATGTTTTCGCCGGGTGGTGCATGGATGAATCCCTGCCGCGCCCAGACCTCATACGGAATCTTGTCGCGCTCCGATCGCGCGCGCATCGTGTCGCCCGGCGTCCAAGCCTCTATCCAGGCATCGAAGGTAGGCTTCTTCAGTGTGACCGTGGCGCCATTGCGGTCGATGCACTCGACCTCGACAGCGCCCGTCTCGACGACAAAGGCGGCCGCGGTAATGTCTCGGTTCTGGGACAGGTCGAGACCGGCCCCAACGCGCTTACCCTTGTGCTGCTTCGGATCGAAGTCGGCCAGCAATGGCTCGATGACCTCGCGACTCATCCATGCCACGTCCGAATCGGTCCACATGCAGAAATGCAGGCGGAGGATGTTGTTCTGCTTGGTCGGCAGGTTCTTGGCTTGGGCGACAACGCCGGCCAAGTATTCCTCGGTGATCGTGACGCCCAGCAGCGGGTTCGCCTTCTGCCAGCACGATGGATCGTTCAGTGGATCGTCCGCAGGGATATCAACCTGTAGCGCCGACCCGTCTAATTTTGCTTTCCGCGACTCGCAGGTATCGGAGTGCGCGAGCCAAACTCTCCGCAGTGTCTCCGAGTAAACCGATTGCAGAATTGCACTGCTGGCACAGGAGCCCTCTGTACTTCCCTGTCGCGTGACAGTGGTCGATGCAGAGTCTTTCTGGCGCCGCGCCGCAGATAGCGCATTTCCCGCCCTGCGCAGCAACGAGAGCGCCGAAGTCACCCTCGATCCCGAATTCTCTGAGCTTTTGTTCAGTGGCCTTGAGTTGTCGGTAACCTGGTCGCTCTGCGAGCCATTGGCGCTTGTATTCTGTGACTCGTTCTCGGTTTTTTGACTCCCACCGCTTTTGATACTGTCGCTTTTTTGCCCATCCCTCCGGGGTGCGCTTTTCTTGCTTGTCGTAGCACTTGTCGCAGACGCCGGGCTTGACGATGGGTCGGTCTGGGTGATCAGGGCATCGAGTCGCGCCCTCCAATCGGTACCACCGCATGTAGCACTGTCGGCAAAGACCTCTGCTGTAAGCCGCTCGATCCGCGTGGTTGACACACTGCGACACGTGCATGCTCCTTCGATGTGGTCGAAGGAATGATTATACTCTAAACGTTCAGTGCGCGGGCCATCCAGCGCGCACACGTAGGAGAACAGGTCGTCGTCAAGCGGACGGCCGACGAACGTCGGATCAGTTACCGCGTCCTCGTGCCCCGCCGCAACCTTGACCGCCCACTCGTGCTCGTGCCATGCCACCGAGTTCCGGTCGGAACCGGAGTTCGTGATCATAAACAACAGCGGCTGGCGGCGGAACTTGAAGCCGCGCTCCAGCATCTCCAGAATCTTTCCGTCCGGCAGCTCGTGGACCTCATCCGCCAGGACGAAGTACGGACGCGGGCCGGAACCGGACTTACCGGTATCGCGCGACACGGGCCGGAAGAAACTGCCCGACTTGTGGTGCGCCATGTTGTACTCGCGCCCGACGCCGCCGGAAAACTCGACGCGCTTCGCTAGGGCCGGTGACTGGCGAACCATCTTGACCGCATCAGAGAACAGGATTCCGGCCTGCTCGCGTTTGGCGGCGGCGGCGTAGATCTGTGCGCCGGCCTCGCCGTCAGCCACCATGCCGTATAGGCCGATGCCGCCAGCAAGGGGACTCTTGCCATTCCCCTTGCCCTGCTCCACGTAGGCGCGGCGGAATCTGCGCGTGCCATTCGCTCTCTTCCAGCCGAACAGCGATCCGACGATGAAAGCCTGCGACTCGTGCAGGATGAACGGCTGGCCGTCAAACTGGCCCTCCGACAGCCGCAGCACTTCCTCGAAGAACGAAAAGGCTCGATTGGCGGCGTCAAGATCGAAGCTAAGGCCGCGCTCGTGCCCGTCCTGCAAATCCTTCAAGTGCCGGCTGCATGCGTTACGCACATGCGGGCCAGCGACAATTTCGCCAGCAACGACCTTCTCCGCGTAACCCCTAACCCTATCCGGCAAAGAATCGGTCGGACGGGTCTTCTTCTTCGTCACCGTGAACCTCGACCCGGCTGCGACTGCTAGGCGTAAACCCTAGCTCCGCAGCGGCCTTCATCATGATTTGAGCCTGCCTGTTGATGATCGGCAGGTACGGATTCTGCATCGGCTCGCCCTTCGTCGGGGACTTCGTTATCAGGCCGAATTTGCCTACGGCAATTGTCGCCTGCCGGTGCAGGTTTTCGGCGACGACCCAAACGATCAGCGCGGATTGATCCAGCTTTTTCAGCAGGCCATTCGGTGCATGCTCGATTGCATAATCCCATCCGGCCTTTTGCTCGTCAGTGAGCCAGTCCGGCGCATCTTTCAAGGCCCCCTTCGGCTTCGGCTCGGATCTGTTGAGCTTTCGCTTGCCAGGGTTTCCCTCGATCAGCTTCAGGTGGGTCGGCTTTGGTTTAGCGCCTCTCACTGCTCACTTCCTCGAATGTCCGGCCATCACTTTCCAGCGTGGCCTGCTGGCCGGTGAACTCCTGCCAACGCTTCACGATCACGTCGCAATACTTGGGGTCCAGTTCCATCAGACGGGCATCGCGGCCCGTCTTTTCGCAGGCGATCAGGGTGGAGCCGCTGCCGCCGAATAGGTCCAGAACCGCGTCGCCACTCTTGCTGCTGTTGCCAACCGCGCGCTCAACCAGCGCAACGGGTTTCGGCGTTGTGTGGCCCTCCACTCGCTCCTTGTCGAATCGCCACACCGATGTCTGCTTCCGATCCGAGTACCAGATATGCGACCCGTTGTTCATCCAGCCATAAAGGCATGGCTCGTGCTGACTTTGGTAGTCGGTCTGCGAAAGGGTGAGCGAGTTCTTCGCCCATATAATCATGGAACTGAAGTGGAAGAACTCACGGAAAACCGCGTGGAAAATGTCCGCGCAACGATCTGAGTGGAAAACGTATATGGCCGCGCCGCTCTTGGACGCGGCAAGCATGTTGGAGAATGCGCCGCGCAGTAGTTCTTCCAGACCGACACGGTTGTCGTTGTTGATGCCCTTGTAATCGACCCCATAAGGCGGGTCGGTGAACACCATGTCAGCACTACCGCCAGCCATCAGCGCATAGACCGCATCAATGCTGGTGGAGTCGCCGCACATCACCCGATGCCGGCCAAGCTGCCACACGTCGCCAAACACCGTGACCGGCGTGGCCGGAACCTCCGGCACCGCATCCTCGTCGGTCAAGCCATCCGTCTTTTCGGCAAGCATGTCCGCCAGTTCGTCCTCGCCGAACCCCATCAGCGCCAAGTCAAAGTCGGCGGCCTTCAGGTCGGCCAGTTCCAGCTTCAGCAGTTCCGTATCCCACCCGGCATTCAGCGCCAGCCGGTTGTCGGCGAGCACATACGCCTGCCGCTGCGCGTCCGTCCAGCCCGAGGCCACCATGACCGGCACCTCGTCCAGACCCAGGGCCTGTGCCGCCAGCACCCGGCCATGACCGGCGATGATCGTCCCTTCCTCGTCCACCAGAACCGGGACTGTCCAGCCCCACTCGCGCACGGAGGCCGCTATCTGCGCCACCTGCGCGTCGCTGTGCGTGCGGGCATTCCTAGCGTATGGAACCAGCGTGGCCGTCCTGCGACGTTCTACGCGGTCTGCGGGCCACTCAGTCACCAACACCCCCTAAGTCAATTCTGCGGCTGCGCGTAAATAGGATCGGCGGAGGTGTCCATAGCCAAAGCCCGAAAGATATTCGACTCCCCGCCCCGGTTGCTGAACATGGCTGTCGATAACTATCGGCCGACGAACGGTAGGCCAATCGGCCATCCATCCGTACCAATCGTCTGAATGGGCTTCTCGCCGCGTTCGGCTCTGCTCTTGCGCTCATGGCAGCCATTGAGGCCAGCGCAGATGCTCTGTAGGTTCGTATCGTCCTCTGTGCCGCCTTGGCTGAGGGGAACGATGTGATCTACCTCAAGATCGGTGGTGATGCGATGGCAGACTTGGCAGGTGTATCTATCCCTGAGCTTGATCCGCTCGTTCCTGCGCTGGCGTTTCCTGCCGCCAAGGCGATTCGGAGCACTGGGTTTCTTTTGCCACGGCTTGCGATCCCTCAAGAGCACTCTCCAGTTCACTAGCGCACATGCGTAATACGCATGCGCCCTTCACCAAGCCACCGCGAGTCTCGGCTTGACTGCGACATTGATAGGACTTGGCTGTCCTGAGGTAGTCGTTGGCCTTGGCTCGCCATTTCTCAACCAGGCACTCAAGCTCAGAGGTGCCAAGCATTTCTCACTTTCCGCCAGTCTTGCGGGGAGGCTTAGCCGAATCCTTGGGTGCGGCTTGTCTCGCGCGCTTGCGCTTTAATGCTTCTTCTCGCGCCCATTTGTTCTTCTGGCATCGGCCAGCAAGCCACGTCTCTAGCTTGTAAGGCATGCTGGACGCACTAATGGATCACGCATTCGCCGCGTTGTCATGCGCAGCCTGAGCAGCAGCATGCACCTGCGCCCATTCGTCATCGGTGAGGTTGCGGTTCTCGCTGAGCGCGGCAACGATCATGGGACGGAACTGCGCATACGTTGCGTCGTTCGCCTTGAAGTCGAGGATGCCGGTGATGAACCA